CCGTTGAACTGGTCGCAACGCGAGTCACATTGTTGTGCGTCAAGGTAACCGGCTGGCCGTCGAGCACGAGCGGCAATCTGGCCGCGCCGGTTCGGTCGTAAGCCATTACCCGACCAGTACCAGCGATTGCGCCATAAGTTATTTCAACCGACTGTCCACTAGAAGGGCTTGCAGAACCTCCAATACCTACACCAGCATTAAACGTGGTTATACCCGCAAAATAGTTCGCCGCAGTACCGCTGGCGTAGATGTTCCACTTGTTGGTGCCAGAGGAGACACGGCTGGTGACGCCGTAGTTGTTTGTGCCTCGGGTTTGATCGTTTACATAAACACCGTGCTGGTTGGTGATGGTTGAGCCTGCGCCCAATGCAGCTACGTTCTGGGCGGAAAACCCCATTACATCAGCAACAGTAAAGGACGCTGCGGCAGTAGATGGGTTACTCTCAAACGCTGCGCCTCTTGTTGTAGAAGCACTAGTAAAAGTTACATCAGAATAAGCACCCCGTTGCGCTGCCCCCGCTAATGCTGAACTACCTATACGAACCGCAATTCCAGAGTTCACAGCCGCACCCACACCCATGTACCCGTTCACTTGCACAGTGTCGGTAGAGGCATCGCCAAGGGTAGTGTTGCCATTTACAGCAAACGCAGGGGAAACCGTTACATTTCCAGTAGAGTCAGCAAGGGTGATAGAAGCAGTACCGTCCTTTGCCTTTATGTTGGTTACTTCAAGATTCGTCGTATCAACTGTAGTGGCTGATAGCTGGTTTAATGTGACGTTAGTTGCTGTGTCGTAATAAACTGACCGGCCAGCAGGGTACGTGCAAAAGACGTCCTTAGTTCCCGCTGAAAAATTGACTAGATTCCCACTGTTGGACGAAGCAAGCACCGTATCCCGGCTGAGTGTCGTGCCCGACGCCGTATAAGTACCGATACCAACTTCCCATTCATTAACGCCCGGAAGGTTGATGGTGTAATACGTGGTGTTAGCATTCCCGATGGCAGAAAAGCTCTGGAATCCCGCAACCGCACCAGCCAGCGTAACTGTGCCCGTGCCTTGAGTTGTCGTCGTTTCCCGAACCCGATCTTTCAGTACAAGTGCCATGATTACACCGCGTCTATGTTAGTCCAGCCCGAAGACTGCGTATTGTTTATGATGGTCCAGTTTGCCGTCTGATCGTCATCAATCGGCTCCCAAAGCGGGCGTCCCACAATCACATCCGATCCTGTCGCTGACTCCGATACACTCGCCAAGAACGTCACGCTAGTGGCGAAGCTGTCAGCCCCCGTTGCGCCCTCAATAATTGTCCCAGGATAGAACGGAACCGCTGAAGTTGTATCTGCGCCTGTCGCGGACTCTGATACAGAAGACTGGAAGTTGATTAGGGAGCTTACTTGATCCGAGCCCGTTGCCGTCTCAGAGACCGAGGAGAGAACCGTGAAAGTGCCGGACGTAGTGTCAGACCCCGTAGCAAGTTCTGATACAGAACTTAAGAAAGTAACAATGGTTGTTACTGCATCCGAACCCGTTGCAGATTCAGAGATCGTTGGGAAATAGATCGTCCCGCCAACTGTGGCGAATGGAAGCTCAGCAAACGATCCAGAGGAGAACGACATTATTCATTGACCAGATCGTCTTCTTTGAACCAACGAGTTTGCTGGTTGCCCTCAACATCAACCCAAGTCATCCGGCACCACACAATCCCGTCCTCGTCCATCCGAAAAGCTTCAACCTCCCCAGAAGGCACGACAGTATTGACCTTGACTAGATCACCACGCTTGAACTTAGTTGCCATGATGACCTCACGCTGCGTCAAGGCTGAAGGTGTACGTTACCACGATGGTGTCACCCGATACGACCGAGCGATCACCCGGTGCTTGGAAGTCCGATGCGGAGAACAACACGCCCGTCGTACCACCTTTGGTGTTGTTGCTAATCAAAAACGCCCCGCCAACCACCGTCGTACCATTGATACTAAATGTCGCAGGAGACGCTGAGTTCGTAACCACCGAAGGGTCTGCAGTGGTGGGGCTTGCGAATACCGCTTGGGGCCTCGTCGCTTGGCTATAGTCCGTTACCTCGGTCCAGCCTGCATGCAAAGCTGCTGTGTCGCTAGCCGCTGGGTTGTTCGATGATGCTGCGCCGTAAATGCCTACGTACCACGTCGCTGTATAGCCACTGCCCGTGAAATACTTGGCGTTCATGTCTTGCAAACCTTGGTTCACAACCAAGTTCTTGTTTTCACTGGCCCACTTCAGTTTGCCATCTGCGCCATAGCACTCCGCTCGGAACACGCCGCCAGCGCTAGCACCTTCGTGACTTTTCATGTTTGCCTCTTAGTTAGAAGAACGAATCAAAGCCGTCGTGGCAGTATTCGCAGGCATGGTGATTAAGAATTGAGTGGTTATGGTCTTGTCGGAGCCAAAATCTAGGACGGCGATTGACCGGTTGGCTTTGCTCGCATTGTAAATCAGAGCACATCGCGCTGTGAAGGCAGCAGGGTTCCACAAGACGTTGTTAAAGTTTACGAACGCTACGTATCCAGACGTGCCGATTGTCACTCCAGTCATGATTTCGCCACCAGCCGTATAACCCGTACCAGTGATTTCGTTCGTTGTTGTGTACGCAGTCGTAGCTTCGTTAAGATCAGCTTCAGCCGTATACAAAGCAATCTTGATGGTGTCCGTGGTCAGGTCGTGAATGGCCTGATATAGCTCCGCCTTGAAGCTCGTGGTCTGGGTCTGGACAATCGACATTACTTCACCTGTACCCGAACTTGACCATCGCGGTACGCATCCATACGCTGCTTGCCGTCACCCAACTGTTTAGCCAGTGCAATCGCTTGTGCGTACAGGGTTTCGTAAATCTGCACTGTCTCTTGTTCACCCTTGATGAATCGGATAGCTTCGATCAACGTACCGTTCAGCAGCACCGTATCAAAGTTGTCCCCAAGCCACGACGTGCCCGTTGCGTTATCTACAGTAGCTACTGGAATCGAAAACCCACTCCCAGTACCACCAATGCTGGACGCCGCTGCTGAAAGCGTATTACCCACTGCGTAGAACACCCCAGGATTCTGAAGCGTCACGCTCGTAACCGCACCACCTGAAACCACAACCCGCGCAGTCGCACCAGACCCACTACCGCCCGTCAACGGCACGTTGAAATAAGTTCCGTTGGTATAGGAAGAGCCCGCAGTAATCGCACCGAAGGTTGCAATCGAAGACTGAACAATCGAAGTGGGGTAATAGTAATAATGCAGCTCTGCTGAGTACGCTGCATCAGGCGTAGGCCCGAGAATGAACGACAACTCGTTGGTGTCAGAGAACGTAGGTCCAAAGATCGCGTAGTGTTTAGGCAGTCCAGTGCTTGTGGGGCTTGGGTACGCCTCACGGATAAAGTTCACATCTTTGTTCAACAGATACAGATACTCGCCATTGGCTTTGACAACCGCCAGAGAGTAGACCGACAGAAAATCGTTCGGTGCAGAGAGGTACTTATTGTTCGCGGACATGCTGCCCGTGACGTTCTTGCGCAAGTTTGCAAATTGAACGGTGTTGTAAATCTTTTGCTCAGCTTGCCGAACAAGCATGGCGAGCGTAGCCGCAGGTATCGCGTTCTCTACGATATCTTGGACGTTCGCTTGAAGCTCACCATAGTTCATAAGAACCTCTTAGGCCATCGGCCCACGCGCCATCACACCCTTGGTCGCAGCACCGGTACCACGAATCTTTATACCCGTGGTCTTGACGTTTTTCTCAGGATACCCCGAGTTCTTGAGGTCAACGCCCTCCGGGCTTTTTGCCTGCGGGATAGGCTTCGCTTTGGGATTTTGTTTCATTACACACCCCTCCCAGACTTCTTATACTTGAAAGAGGAAGTTTTTTGGTTGGCAACCTTGGCAAGGTTCCGCCCCAGTTCTTTCATCTGCAGATTCGTCTTGCCGCCCTTAGCAAACTTGGTCAGCGGCTTGCCGGGGTGCATTGCTTTTTCGTGCTTGTGCACGGCCTTCTTCGCATCCATGATAACTCCTAAGTCGTAACCGTTACTGTACCAACAGAAGTGACTCCAACCAAGTAGTTCGGTGTCAAACCTGCATCGTTTGCGCTTGCGCCACCCACTGGGTACCAGCCCCACTGAATATCACGTGAACCACCGGTCAAGTTACCCTCTGCATTCACACCTGCCGTTACGTACGTCGTATCTCTTCGCGGGTTACGTAAAGCCTGTGGATCATCAACCGGGTACATCCCCAACTGAAGCTGCGGGTGGTCAGGCGACCAACACTCTTTACATACCAGCAGGTTAATTTTCTTCGTCTTGACAACCAGTTCGCTCAGGTCTCGCAACTTAAAGCGGAACCCGCAAATATCGCACATTGCGATAGCGATTTTTCCACTGGCGAACCTATTGCCCATTTAGGCACCGCTACCGATAAACTGTCTGCGGGGAACGAAACGTACTGCAGCTTTTTCTCTGTCCTCAGCCGCTGCCAACTCAAACTGCTCCATGTACTCGGCTTTCAACACTTGCAGCCGGTCCGACAGTTCTGGAGTCTTCATAGCAATCTGAAACGCCAGCCCCGCAATCAAGCAAGGCAGGAAACGAAAGTTCATATCCGGTGTCTCGATACCAGCGCCAGCATCTTGGACACGGCGAAGTCGCCAGTACACAAACTGATACGTCTGCGTATTGTCCGGGGTCAACCACACGGTGATTGAAGGAAGATTTGGGTTATAGACCGCTGTGCCTGTCAAATGGCTTGCAGCCGTCGTTCCGTTCTGCGCACGTACCACACCACCCAACGTGTTGTTCGACGTATTGAGCCAGCCATAATAGATGTCTTCCGAGTCCACTCGGATGAAGCCCGCAGAAGGCAAGTTAGCCAGCGACGACAGCGTGATCGTGGTCGTTGAAGCGTTAATACCGCCGTTGAGCGTCGCACCCGTAGGACTTACCTGCCCTGAGAGTCTCTGCACCCACACCTGAATTGGTCGTCCCTGAGCAAGCTTGTTTGGTATGGTGGCATACGTTGAGACACTAATGCGGGTGATGTTTAGGTCCGCTTGCGTTGACTGTGCGTTAGCGCCTGTACGAATCACATGATCTAACAGGTCAATGGTGTCCAGAGGCAATGCGTAGGTTGGCAGCCCCGGCACGAGCGTGATGGTGCCTTGCTCGTACGTCCACATGTTTAGACCACGGTTAGCCCACTCAATGGTGAGCATGTTCATGGCCATGCGGGCAACTTTCAGGTCAAAGCCCGAACGCATCTCCCGACCGGCCTGCATCCAAGCCAGTTCAGCGACCTCAGTGAAGTCTGGGAAAAACGTCGTTGCACCAGAGGTTGTCATCTAAATCTCGCTGTCTTCTGAGCAATGCCCTTGGGTTGCGCTACAAACTGCTTACCTTTAGCCTTTCCTGCTCGTTTGGCTCGGGTGGTTGCTGCGTACTCCGCAGGGCTCAAAGACTTGATGGCAGCTTCAGGAAGATACCGCTCACCTGTTTTGCTTGATGGCTTACCACTCTTGGTCCGCCAACGCTGCTGGGTCCAATCCTTCAAGCTTTGCTGAGGGGCTTTCACTTGTACCCGCCGCCCTTAGCTTTATACTGCTTTGCCAGAAGCTGCGCCTTACGGGCCGACCACTGCCCTGCACCAGTACCCTGCGTTGCTTGCCCTTTGATCTTCTCAAAGAGCGCTTTCCGCATGCCGGGTTTAGTGTAGTTGCCAGCTTCGTTCACGCGGGACACAGAGCCGCCTTCAGCGTACTCCGTAAAGTCCGTATTGTCCCGGCGCTTCTTGCGTACGCCTGAAGGCATTTTGGAGGGGTTTATAGCCCCCATCCCGCGTGACGGCATCAAGATACACCTCCGCGTCTAACACCATTTACTATTCGGCTTACTTGCGATTGCCGTATATTAAACTGTTTTGCTAGCATGCCTTGGCTATAAACTTTATTGGTGTATAAAATTTTAATTTGCGTTGCCTGTGCGTCAGTCAACTTGGCTTGCCCATTCAACTCGCCATGAAGCCGGGCGCTACCGCTTCTATTTTTGGCGACTCTATCCGCTACATTATCTTTGTTACTACCAAGGAAAAAATGATCTGGGTTACAACACTTTCGGTTATCACATTTGTGTAGCACATGTAGTTGGTGGTCAAGCGACGGTAACATATTTACTAACCACGCAGCCACTCTATGCGCTGTGGTAGATTTCCCCAAATGTACGCAAAACCAACCATACCCTTTTGCGTTAGTAGCAGCTTGCCATTCCCAGCATTGGTGCATAGGCCCTTGGCTTACCTTAGCCCAAAACCTTTCGGCAAGGGTAGTCATATCATTCGACCTTTAGTCTTACCACGCTGTGCGCAACCATCTGCACGGGCGGAAGCCGAACCAACTGAGCCGCCTTTAGCATACTTCCGAGGCCCGAGCTGACGCGCGGCTTCAAACGCCTCTTGCATCTTCATACGCTCAGCTTCACGGCGCGCCTCATCAATCGCTTTGCGCTCAACATCAGGACGCGGAGTCATGGTGTCTTCTTCGCGGTACATCTTAGCGCGGCGCTCTGCATCAGCTGCGGCAGCAGCGTTGTCGTCCATGGGGAGCGGCATGGGCCGTTCTTTACGGCGATCGCGTGACATCTTTTCCATCTCAGCACTTCCCGCCGTAGGCCATCTTGACCATCGTACCTTTGGTCTTGCCTTTCTTGGCAACGCCATCAGCCGCACTGGTGTACCCACCCGATTTGTAGGCCATACCGCCACCCATCATCTTCTTGGTAGCGCCGCCTTTCTTCATACCTTTGGCTTCAGCCATCTCGTGCTTGATCATGGCTTTGGGAGCGCCCTTCTTTTTCATAAAGGCAAGCTCTTTACCCATCATAGCTTTGGATTCTTTCATGTCACCACCCTCGTTAAATTTACGGCCTTTGTCGGCCTTCATGAACTCGCGGCCAACCTTCTGAGAAATCCCCATCCGCTTAGCAGCGGCGGGGTCATTAGCGACCATCGCCATCAAATTGTGCTGGGCTTTGCTGGTCGAAGGCATGTTAGCCACCAAACAGCCGTTTAAGGCCCATCGTAATGGCACCACCAACCGTACCGGCAAAAGCCATGACCACCCAGATACCACCCTTGGTCTGATCAATGGTCTCTTTCATAACCTTCATATCCTGACGCAGCAGGTGAATTTCTTTCATGAGGTTACGAACGTCAGCCTCAAGAGCGCCAAACTCTTTAGGGTCTACATCAGCCATGGTTAGCACTTCCATGCTCTCAAACTTTTATTGATACGACTGTTTGGGTCTTTAGCAGTTTTCTCAGACGTGAGCTTCTTCTTCATCCCTTTCATCCGGGCACAGAATGAATCACGCCGAGCACCACCTTCCGGTTGAGGAGCCTTAAGCCCCGGTTTCCCAGGGTTAGCCCTGTTGTACGACGCCCGCCCCTTGGCATTGAGCCCGCCTTCAGGATTTTTCCCCTCTTTGCGCTGCCAAGCAGGTGTCTTAGCCATGATCTACCCGCAGATGATGGTGCAGTAGGTCACGTTTGTCAGCGTGACAACGCAGAAGTCGTCTTTACCACTAAGGGTAGTGATAATCCCCTCTGCCGCCATGTACAAACTATTGACTGACGTGGCCGATGCCGGAGTATTAACCTGCAGTTTCAGGTTACGCGCAAGCCCATTGGTGTTGAACTTGACTGATCCAGCACTGCCAGTGCCCACGTAGTACAGACCTTTGATGCGGGTGCGAGGCAGCGCAAGGCTACCTGTTGTTCCGATCTTGACGTTACCCGCCGAAGCCCCGCTTGCCGTGATTGAATCAACCCGTGCGTAGAAGTTGTTGGAGGTTACCGTCGTGGCATTGGGTCCAGTCAAAGTTTCACTCACAACGGTGTTGGTCAAATCACCAACCTTGATGCCCGTGATCGTGAACGTGATACCTGAGTCATCACCTGCCGACGTGATGATGACCTTATACCCATACCCGTTAGGGCCGACGGTGTTCTCAAGCAGAGACAGTGAACCTGCATCCGCAATCGAGGCATTTGCCCGGTAGTACGCATCGTCTGTGGCGGGGGTTACCGCCCAGACATCATATTGCATAGAGGCCATGAGTGCCTCCTATTACTGGTCGGCAAACGCAGGGGCAGTCGCACCAACAACCGTACCGAAGATTTGCCAGTTCGTACCGTCTTTGGCAATCACAGTGATCTGCGCGGCAGCAGGCACATTGACCTGAATTTTGCTGTTGGAGTTGCCGTCCGAGTACACAACCGACACAGCACCATCATCCGTATCGTGGAACGCCACACCGCCAATAAAGTAGTTGGTGTTCGAACCCGTGTTGATGATGAAGTCCGTCGCATCCGCAGCACCGCCGCCGTACACAAACGTGAACGACTGACCCGCCACCGGGGCAGGCAGCGTGTAGGTGTTGTCTTGGGTACCGTTGGGAACGATGTTGATTACACCGCCGCCGTTAGTTGCAGCGGTCATCGTTGCATTACCATCAGCCAGAGCCACCGGGGTTGCAACAATCCCAGAAACACCCATGGACACCGCAGCCGTAGTAACAGCACCGGTAGACGAATTGATGGTAACGGTTTGGAAACCGTTTTGGGACCGTACCGGCCCGCTGAATGTAGTGTTGGCCATGATCTCTCACATGCGATTTTCGGTACTGCAGCCTGCATGTCGTCAGCCGGGACTGTCTGCAATACCGGTAACCCCGGAATAGTAGTGTTGTATCAGGTTGTTTGGGGTGTGTCAAGCCTCCAGACCCACCGCCTCTTACCGCAGTCAAAAATGCGCCGCGCCCCCATCAAGTAGGTCATCTCTGCTTCAGTACGGGGGTCTGTATCAGCGTCAAAAATATACGCGAGGCCGTGCTCTTCTAGCCGCTTTTGGATGAACTTCCGTTGGTACTGTGTCTTAAGAAGCAACCCAAGCTTAGGGCTCCAGACAGCATAGTCGGGTGCAAGTTCTCGTTCCAGCTCAAACCCAAGCTTTTCATACATGCTGCCATCAAAAAACCGGTTATCAGAAAACGATTTGACTTCTGTTGGTTGGTAGTCAGCCAAAAACGCTTTAAACAGGCGAGACGCGCCGCCCTGCACAGTTACACGTGTGGCATATCGTGAAAGCGTCCAACTCCGTGACGCATGCGGCCCTCGGTCATTCGCCCCATAAGTGAACCGCATACACGCAACAAGCTTACCGTTCCAATAGAGGCCATAGTGCTCACCAGCGCCGTTGCCGCCTTGGACGTGGTACCGCTCGTAAAACTGACGGGCTTCATCACTACTAACCCGAGATACGTCACACTTACGCGCCATTAGACTCCCACGACCTGCGCCCACAGCGTAACGCAGTAGCCGCTTGATAGCGGGTTTACGGGCTTTCCACTCAGACTCATAGAGCGTAATCAGGTGTACACCTTTATCGCGGCAAGCTTGGTACTTTTGCGCATGTTTACTTTTGTTGGCCTGCTCATCAGCGGCAGTTGCGTGGCTATGATAAAACTCCCCGCAGTATTCCACCGCAAGTTGTGCACCCGGTACGTAGATGTCTAGCTCTTTCGGCTTCACCAAAGTACGGTCGCGGCGTACGACCGTGGTAAACGTCTCTAAAAACTGTGCGACTTCCTCTTCGCCCGAAGACTTCGTGTGATTGCACCGTGTACATGGGTTGGCTCCACGTAAGACCGCATGGGGTGTAGATATGAAGTGGGCACCATGTGTGACGCACTTGAACTCGGCATTCGCAGATATTTTTGTATACCCACTTACGTACTGAACAGCGCCCCCATGAACATCCGCAAGGCGTGATAAAAACCCAGCAATCGGGAACACTCCGTTAGGGTGGACTTCTCGACCTTCAGCCGTAACGCGCTTAACGTAAGCACGTTTGTTAGCCTCCCGCATTTTTTCTGGCTGGTGTTTTCTTAACGCTTGTTTTGCCTCCCGGTCTTTAACACGTACAAGCTCCGGGTTCCGAGTTCTATACGCCGACGTGTACGCCGCCGCTTTATTCGGATTCTTAGCCAACCACGCAAGGGACGCCAACCTTGTGCACTCAACGCAAGTGCCAGTTAACGTAGCTCTGGGGGCTAAGTGCCCTTGCTTGCAAGGGATACCAGTCTCGTAGGTCTTACATCCTGCGGCAATTGCATTCTGCCGTGCTGTCATGTTCCGTGGCATTTTGGAGCCCCCTGTAGTGATCGAATGTCACTATCTTACGGATATGAGAAGAGGGTGTCAAGTAGTGATTAAACCACGTAAAAAAGGGGCCCGAAGGCCCCTCTCAATCAAGCTAAGTGCTTGATTTACTTGCGTTTACGCGCCCGGTGAGCCATATGCGCCCAACGGATCGCTCACTCCAAAGCTGTACCTTTCGCGGCTCTTGTACCTTGAGTTACCTGTGTCAAAGTCCGCATCCATGGAAGTCTGCAGAGGCGTACGCACGAAGTGCTTGAGCCCGTTAGGAACGTCCGTCAAGAGGAACCAAGCATTGGTATCGGTCAAATAGTGATTAACCGTATAGCCTTCAGGGATGGAGCCGTTGTTCTTCAGCGCGTTGATGTCGTTGTCAGCGGTCGCCACGCGGAGTTCAGTCTCCAACAGACGGGTTGCAACGAACATCAGTGCCGGAGGCACAACCAGCTTGCGGGGCTTAGCAGCGATCAGCAAGCCACGCTCATCGGTCCAACCAGCGATCTGAATAACTGCCGCCTCAAGGGAGGTTTCATTCAGGTCAGCGGCAACCGCAGGACGGTTGCTGTTGGTACCACCAGACACCAGAGGATGCGCGGTCGAGAACAGAGCTTGGCCGTCGCCGTAAGTCACAGCGGAGCTGAAGCCGTTGTTCAGGATAGACGCAGCTTTGACTTGCTTGGTGTACGCCATGGCACGAGCCAGAGCTTTGGTATACCGGGACGACAGGCTGTCGTACAGGTTGTCCTCGATGGCCTCTTCGGTCAGCGAGAAACCCATTGCAATGGTTTCGTGGTTGTAGCGAGCAGTCCAAGCTTCTTGCGCGTTATCGTAGGCAATCGCGCTGCCCTCGTTCTTCACCGGAGCGGCGGAGAAGCCAGACAGTTTGGTTTCCTCTTCGAATGAACGCTCAGAGGTTTCGGTTTCGAAAATCTCTTTGTGCTCTTCGCCGTAACGCTTGTACTCCATACCGAACAGCGCATTAAGCCCTGGGAGGAGTTCTTTCAGTAGTTGGGCACGTGAAATAGCCATGATTTAACTCCTTTAGGCCGTAGCGAGACCAGCGTAATACTCATGCTGGCCAAAGTTGAGCTTAACCAACAGCTCGGGGTACTGAGTAAACACCAACGTCGCGCTAGAAGCAAACGCAGCAACCGGCGCTTGATTCAGAACAACAGTCGTCGCACCAGCAGCGGCAGCGGTGTCCACAAACGAACCCGAGGGGATGTACTGGCCGTTCGAAGCAATCGAGCCTACATCAGTACCTACAGGCAGCGCAAACGGCAGCGCCGAGCAGGTAATCGTTGCAGTCGAAATGCTGGTGAACGTCGCGGTGCCCAGAGACACAGCGGTCTCAGGCACAACACCAATAACACGGATCGGGAACGTTGCGGTAGTCAACGGCGTGTCGGTCGGGGCAAGAAGCGCGTTACGCGAATTGCCAGTGTTGGCGTCACCAGAGTTGTTCAAGCACTCAAGGTTCTGACCAATCAGGGCACGAGCGCCAGAGGCAATCGTGGTACCAGACGAACAGATAGCCGCTTGGAAGACCGTATCAGGATCATCGCAAACATACGCAACCGCATCACCAGCCGCCGTGGAAGCGGGCCAATACTGCGAGAATTGCTTCTGTTTGGTCGTGGGGTTAGTGTACGAACAACCCAGGAAGATACCGACCAGAGTACCAGCAGCGCCGCTGGTAACACTGATGCGCTCCAGATTGCCACGCACGAGAGCGACGAAATCGCCATAAAAGATGTCCGTAGCGTACGCGTAGGTGATGTTGTACATCCGCGTAGAGCCCGCGAACACCTGACCACCGATCAGATTGATCGGCTTTAGCCCGTAGGGCTTGTCAACAGTGGGGTAAGCCATTTGAGACTCCTAAATTATGAACCTGAACCGAAAGTGACCTTGGTACTACGCTCCCTAAAGAGCGGCATACGCGGGTCATTCTCGCGCATAAAGTTATTGTCAACCGCATTCATTTGTGCATCAGCTTGCTGCTGGAAGTATTGATTGCGGTCTTCAACAAATTCGGTCGGGGTCTTGCACAGCATCAAACCACCAATGACGATGTTATCTTTGAAGCGATCATTTTCAACGCCCATCGTAACAATCTCTGGGTGATCCGAAGCTTTAACAGGTTCCCAACCTTCACGAAGTTTTGAGGAGACATTCATGGGATCAGCCTGACCCATGGTACTGACACGTACCCAATGAAACTCATACCCAGGCTCCGGGTTCGGAGTTGGCAGCAGCTCAGGGCGAGCCCAAGACTTGCGGCGGGCAGTGCGGTCACGGGTGGTCAATTCACGATCAGTGCGGTTCTCAGCCATTTTGATTCCTCATTTGTTCAGCAACCTTTTGGGCGTAAAGTTCCAACGGAACACCCAACCGTTTCGCAAGTGCTACTTGGGTCTGCGTTAGCACAACCTTTTTAGGGGCGGTACTGCGCGTAGCGGGGGCTACGACGTTGGCTTTTTTGCTCGGCTTGGGAGCCGGTTTAGTAGGTACTTCTTCATCTTCCTCAAACTGCTGTGGGAAGACTTCGCGCATACGGCGGTTAATCCGCTCGTAGTATTCGTCGCTTCGAGTATCGACGCCTTCTTTGACAAGCTTCTGGTGCAACCCCAGCGCAAAGCTCGTCATTTCGTCATCTTCGCCAAACCATGAATTGGCTTTCTGCCATTCCACAGCTTTTTGATCGACAACCGGTGCTGGGGCGGGTGTAGATTCAGGTTTTACAACAGTTTCAGTGGGTTGTAAAGGGGCTGGTTTAAAATTAGCTACTTTATCCGCGCGAATCTTAGCCGTGGTTAAAGCTTCCTGGGCAGCAACAACTTTATCCGCATCGCCCGATTCATAAGCCTCTTTATAAGCTCGTTTAGCCTGTTCCAACTCCGCTGCAGTCCGTGCTTTGGCTTGTTCAAGCAGTGCCGCATGGCTTTTGGTTTGTGCCTCTTGAAGCCGCTTATTCTCTTCAATAAGCTTTTGCGCTAGGCGAATAGCTTCTTCACGCTCTCGCTGTGCGGACTCAGCCCGTCTGCGCTCGTCGTGGTAGCCCTTGGAGAACTGCTTGATACGCTTTTGAACTTTCTCTGAATACTCCTCAAGCTCAGAGTCCGTCACCTCAGAGGGAGGCTCAGTCGGCTTACGTCCACGGTCTTTTGGCGGCGTGTCATCAACCACCTCAATCTCAACCTCAGCAGCTTTAGCTTCAGGCGCTGGGGCCGGTGCGGGCTCAGCCTTGGGTTTTTCTTTTGGCTCAACGTCTAAGACGTTTTCAGCCGAGCTTACTTCCACTTCGACAGTGCCCTTTTCTTCAGGCTTGTCAGGGTCGGGAAATTCAAATTCAACTTTTTGGAATGGCATTTAGTCCTCCGAACGCAAAGCGTTGAGCCGCGCCTGTAACGTGCTGCATTGGGCTTTCAGATGAGAAACATACTGGGCCTGATCATCTTCACGTGCGCGAATAACTGCAATCAGATGCTCTATCTGATTTGACATGGCTTTCAGTTGGTTTTGAACTTGTGTAAGTTCATACCACGCATAATCAGACGTAACTCCAAGCGTTATATGCTCATCATTCATGCTCGTGTAACCCCCCGAGGGTCAGCAACAATCGCTTCAATGCTGTCGTCATTTAGCAGCCGGTACTCACGGCCATTAACTTTGAAGCGGGTACCCGAGTTGGGGCGAAACATCACGAAGTCGCCAATCTTGCACCATGGGCCATTCGGAAATCGATCGGGATCAGAGTAGGCTTGGTCACCCATATCCAGCACCGCGCCCATCATAGAGAGCACTGTTTCTGCATGCTTGGTCTGGTCGGCCTTAACAATCCCTGACTCAAATGTTTCTTCAACCTTCGGCAACGCAATCAGCAGGTGGTACCCCACCGGTTTGGGCAACTGAGCTTCAAAGTCAGCATCAGTGATTTGAGGTTCACTCATTGGTATCATCCAGGTAGTTTTGCGCGAGGTCTTGTATTTCACGCTGTGCGGTCTCTAGTCCTCGAATCAAGCCACACAGTTCTCGGTATTCGGCGTAGTCTTTACCTGCACCGGATACAAGCGAGTCAGCAACTGCCTGTTTATGGGCAGCGATTTTTTCAAACAGCACGTCAAAGACGGTTTTGGCCATGGTTATCGTCCAACGGGTTTGTTAGCCTGCGCAGCCAGCCGCAGTCCTTCGAGCTGAAGTTTCTTCTCATCAATGGCAATATCGGCTTGATCCTTTGCAGTTTTGCGCTGCACCTCAGCTTGCTTAACCTGAAGCTCCGCTTGCTGGAGCTGAAACAGCGGGTCTTGTGCTTGCTGCTGAGCCTGTTGTTGCGCAGCCTGCTGCTGGTGCATTTGAGTCAACTGTTTGCCTGCGTCAGCCACCAACCGTGCAAGCTGAACTTCAACCTCTTCAGGCAACTGCTCCTCGGGCGGGGGTAGCGGCACACCCAGACGCTCTTCAATCTGCTTGCGATACATAAACCCAAGGTGTTCAGCAATATGAGCTTGTAGCGATGCCATGATCTGCTGCGTCATCGGATTCTGACCAATCGCCTGCATGATCATCGGGTCCTGCATGAACGACTGATGCGCCGCCAAGTGTGCTTCGTGATCTTGGTAGATGAACGCTTTGAGGGGCTTACCAGTAAGCGCACCCATGTTCTCGGACACAGGATCGCGGGGCTTCTGATCTTCAGCCGTTGGCACGATCTTGTCAGCCTGTTTGATACCCAGCGTCTCAAGCATCTGACGGTGGAGATACGGAAGATCGTAAATCTGCGGCGCGCTTTGGGCCATCTGGAACGCAGCTTGATACTGCACAACCCGCTGCGCCATCGTGCTGGCGTTGGGGTCGCTCACCGGTATCACTTCAACTTGCGCGTAATCTTCTGCGCGAGCCCGACGATCAACACCTTCAAGCACGTAGTCATACGGCTCATCAGCGTACTCAGCGATAAGCTCTTTTAGAAGCTTGAACTCTTGCTTCATCGCAAAGTGAACGCGAGCCTGCACCGCTGTCATCGGCTTGAGAGTACGCTCCAAGAGAGCCAACGTCGTACCCACCGGAGCCTGCGCTGACATATCACTAATATTCATGTCAGATATCGCACCCAGCCTGCGGCCTTCCTGGGTAATTCGTTCAAGCAACTGCGCAAGCACTTGGCTTGGCTCTTTGTACGGCAGGGTCATAATGTTGTCGCGCACCGTGCCCGACGGCACATCCACATCCCTAAACTCACCCGGTGCGATCGGCGTGTCATCGCCTTTGATTCGCAGCCCCCGAGCCTTCAAACCACCGGGGAGATTGCTCAGTGTGCCTGCGTCAACGAGTTGACGGATGATGCTGGTCCCTGCTCGTGCGTAACCACCGATAATATGAATAAGCCCCAAGCAATAAAACCCAAACCCAGGCACATAGCCGTAGTGCACGAAGTGCTGACGCGGACGGTGCAAGCTATCAGTGGGGTCCCAGTTCCTACGAATCGCCAAGACCTTAGTCGTACCCTTATCGATAGTCACCACGTAGGGCTTAGGCAACTCCTCTTCGTCGTCCACACCTTCAATCTTCAACTCGGCATGCACTTCATACAGCGCGTAGCGATCATCGGTCTGAAGCGTGAACCCACCTTCCTCGGCTTTCTTTTTCTCGATGTCCGTATGAAACTGCACCGGCTCACCAAGGTCAACATCTTTATAAAACCCAGCCGCTTGCAGATGCTCAAGCTCATTCTTGGTCTTACGCATGATGTGCGTCACGCGCTCAGCGGTCTGCAAGTGAGAGGTGCCATACGGCACGATGACATCTTCTGCGGGGATATAAATCGACACCTGCCGCCCAAGCCTTGGGTCGTAATACACCTTCTTAAACGCAGACCCCGCAAGCCCCAAGCTATACAGCATCCGTTCATGCTCGTTGCGGTACTCAACCATCCGCTCTGTCAGCTGGTAGTTCATATCCGCTTTGACGCGCTCAGCCGCTTGCTCTTTCTCTTTAGTCACAGTCCCAAGAATCTTGGTCTTCACAGGCCCCTGAGCCGGGAACGTCTCAGCCATGGTCTCTGCTTGGAACCGTATCGCAGCTTCCGCCAGCAGTGTGGAGTACACACCACACGCATCATCCCAAGGCTCCGTTCTTTCTTCGTACTTAAACCCAAGGACCTCAAGCCCCTTCACGTACGTATCGGCCCAGTCTTTACGTGCGTTGATATCCGCATCCACCAGCCCGATAAGATCAGAGGCCAGCTTAGTCAACTCACCTTCATCCAGCACATCAGCCAAGTTTTCATTAAACTCGCCCCCTGCGGCCTGCTGCTCAGGGATCAACGTAATCTCTACACTGCCGTCAGCCAGCGTCACCATCTCGGGTTCTACGATGTCAATCTCCAGGGGCTCATCCTCTAAGGGACTCAACCCGGTGGGGGCCTGATACAGGCCTTTGTCCATCATGCTCGTTGCCATCATGTATCCTTACTCAGTAATACCCACCGCGTCGTGGGCGAGAAAACTCATCGGGCTCTTCATAGTCAGAATTTAACCGCAGCAGCCCACCTCGGCGTATCCGTGCCAATGCCAGTGATGTGGCATCAACATCATCGTCGTGCTCCCCTGCAGGAAACGCAACCAACTCCTCTACAACCTCAGTCGCCCAATGTGTCTCAGGGAACCAAACCTGCCCGCTTGCAAACATATCACTGATAGCATTGACACGCGCAATCTTATCCTGCCCTTTACCCGGACTGAACTCCTGTACATATATACCTGAGCGCCGCAACTCATCCACCAGCGGCTGGCCTGACGCTTTAGTTTCTATGATGAGCGTGTCGGGACGCCAATCTTTAAACTGCTGTAGTGCCTGCTGTTTTAGTTCAGGAAACTCGTACTTACCCTTGACGCGATTCAGCAAGATGACATTATCCACACCATCTTCGTTCTGCCACACCCCCCACGTCTGGCACACAGAATAGTCAGACCGCTCTTTAGTCGTCATCGCGGTGTCCCAAGACTGCACAATATAGTCCACCTCGGGCGGGTCTTCTTTTTCCCACCACTTGATGTACTCGCGCTTAATGAGCGCCGACTCTTGCGATGTTGGCTCTTGCTGATACTGTGCACTCCACTGCCACGCAGGCATGGACGCCTTGGTCCGCAGCAAACTCTCCAAGCTCCACTGCTCAGGCCACAGACTTTTCTGCAGTTCTAGCGGTGCTTCTGGGTCATACCCAGGCGCTGTGGGGTCTGCTGCAGGGTTGGCACTGGTAAGAATGGCGGGAAACTCAAAAATCTCGTACTGATCCGCCTCTGGATTTAGCAAGGCATCCTTAGTTAGCCGCCCAATAAGGTCCCGCTGGTGCCAGCGAGTGTGTAATATCGCTATCCGGCCCCCCGGCATCAGACGTGTGCGCAAGCCCGCACGGAACCACTCGTACACTGTGTCCAAAGAGGCTGTATTGCCTGCCTTTAAGTCCTGTTCTGAAAGCGGATCATCAACAATTGCCAAGTGTGCGCCACGGCCAGCCAACGCACCCCCAACACCCACGGCAAACACTTCTCCACCCTTGGTGGTATTCCACTTTCCAGCTGCTTTAGCGTCTGCAGCGATATTAACCCCAGGAAAAATGGCCCTATAAACGTCAGATTGCATTAAATTTCGCACTTTCCGGGCCATATCAACGGCCAAATCAGACGTATGCGAGGCCAAAATCATCTTGTGATCGGGGTGTTTACCCAGGTACCACGCTGGGTAATAGATGGAAATCATCTGAGACTTGCCAAATCGGGGTGCCATGGACACCGCAATACGATCTTTAAGCCCTTTTTCAATCTCCATCAACAAACCACCTAGTTTTTTAAGGTGGATTCCAAACTTATACGCGGAGTCAACTGCTGCTATGAAGGCTAAAAAGTCGTTCTGGCACAGAGCTATCCGATTCCGACGCTCAAGCTCCTCTAAAAGCGCAAGTGTATCCAGCATGTCCTGCTGGGACATCGACTTAACCCCCGCCAGCAGGCGCTCAACTTCCGCTTTGCTCAGACCGCTCACTGACTTCACCTAAAAATTGCGATAGCTCTGGCACGGGTACGTTCGGCACTTCAGGGGCAGGTAATGCTTCAGGCACTGCTTCCAGTGTTTTTGCAAGGCGTTCACGCAACAACTGCTCTAGCTCGGCGGTAGGCCGATGCCGCATGGTTACTTCAGTCTTATCTGTGAACAACCCAACATCGCTAATCTTACCCAGCATCTCATAACACTTTAACCGCACACGTGGGTCTGGGTGAGTTGAGTCAAGAATCAGTTTATTGGTGACGTAAGCGCGTATCTGTTGTGCAGACTGCACAACTTCCTTGTCGTATTCATCAAGGATCGCTTTTAAATGTACTACTACGCCGGGCTCGGCAAGCACTTCAGGAGTGGGGGATACGGCACCCGCTAACACGGCTCGCGCAGTTTGAATATTGTCGTCAGAGACGGGAAGCCCGTCTGGGTATACATCTTCAACACTTCGAAGCGCAGCAGTAACCCGTGCCTGCAAATCCTCAAAGGTCGGCACATACGGGACGAACGGTACGTCAACCTCGATTTCTGGCACTTCCATAATATGCACGCAAGTAGCGGATGGCGCATCGTAACACAGGCTAGGTCTTTTGCAAGTAGGTTAACTGAGTGAAGTAGAGTTGTGGGAAATTTAGCAAAAATTTTTTGAGGGGCTGTTTTGGTGAAAGGGGGTGGAATGCAGGTGGAACGCAGGTGGAACGCAGGTGGAACGCAGGTGGAACGCAGGTGGAACGCAGGTGGAACGCAGGCAAGCGAAGTTAACTAAGTGAAGCGAAGCGGTGAAGTGGGTTGCGTGGATTTAGCACTCAGCGTAAGCGCGCGTGGGTCCCATAACCGGCAAAAGGGGTTCCCCCAGTACGGTGGGGTCTGATTCTAACCGTTAAAATTTGACATTGTGAAGGAACAGTGTACAATCCGTTCTGTGGTCGACGTGACCACATACACTTCACAAGGAAACATCATGGAAAACGTAAACAAGGTTCTCGACGATGCGATTGAAAATGCGCTCAAAGTGTTTGCGGATACTGCGGATCGGATCGCAGCAACACAAGCGGAAGCGTCAACGCAGCGCGCTGTGGCGGTTAACTTCGCAATTGACTGCGCAGCCGTGGAAGGTCTGGATAAGATCGACACGGCAAAGGTCA